TGTGTGTTACACATGCATTATAACCAAAGGCGATACCACATGCTGCTGAAGATACACAAGTGTTTCTACCGATAGTAATACCATCTTGAGAAGAAGATGCTCCTCCGCCTCCCCATCCGCCTAAGGATACAGCATATTGGGAAGAGGCTGGACTCCATCCCATAGCAATTGAATATGGGGATGCAGTTACCAAATAACCGATAGCTATAGCAAGTTCTCCACTTGCATTTGATCCAGATCCGATTGCTACTGCTATATTAGCACCATCTGCGGTACATGTGTTTGGTCCAATAGCTACAGAATTAAATCTACCTGTTCTTGCCTGATAACCTATAGCTACTGACTTAGTACCGTTAGATCCGTAAGTAACTGCCCCAGTACCAATAGCAATGTTATCTCCGTCATCCCCTGGTCCTCCACCGGTAGTGCATATTGTAGCTCCGTTACCAATAGCGATATTACCTGAAGGAACAGCTGTAGCACAAGTAGTGTGAACTACTTCTATATTACATCCGATCAGGATGTTATTAGTTACACAGTTACTGGGGGTAGTATCAGAACCAATAATTACGTTTCTATCTCCACTAACGTTATGTCCATAACCAATAGCAGAAAAATAATCACCAACTACTGAAATGGTGTTTCCTATAGCGATTCCCCTGTTTCCTGCTATAGCGTTAGTTGCAGCACCAATAGCTATAGAATAATTACCCTGAGCATAAGCATCGTAACCAATTGCTACGATAGCACCTGAACCATTACCTCTGGCGTTATAACCAATAGCAATAGATTCAGAACCGACGCCTCTTGCTTGCCAGCCGATATTAACTGTGTTAGCTGCATTACCACAAGCAAGTTCTCCTATTGCTATTGCCCTTGCACCTGAAGCCAAGGCGTTTTGACCCAAAGCAATACCGCACGCTGCTGATGCATTTGCAGCACCGCTTGTAAGATCAGAGCTTGATTGCATAGAATCTAAACCTGAACCGCTTACCAAACCAGCTGTTGCTCCTGCTGGGCTAACCCCTGAGGTACCGCTGGAACCTGATGAGCCTGACGCTCCTGTTGCTCCGCTGACCCCTGAGGTACCTGATGAACCCGATGATCCGTTAACGCCCGAGGTACCAGATGAACCTGATGATCCTGACGCTCCAGTTGCTCCATTAACCCCTGATGTTCCTGACGAACCCGATGCTCCTGTCGCCCCCGTTGCTCCATTAACTCCTGATGTTCCTGACGAGCCAGACGAACCTGACGCTCCTGTCGCTCCATTGACCCCTGAAGTACCTGATGAACCCGATGCTCCTGTAGCTCCGTTGATACCAGATGTACCAGACGAACCTGAAGCACCCGTTGCTCCATTAACCCCTGATGTTCCTGACGAACCCGATGGTCCTGTCGCTCCATTGACCCCGGAAGTACCTGATGAACCTGAAGCACCTGTTGCTCCGTTGACACCTGAAGTACCGGATGAACCGGATGAACCCGATGCTCCTGTCGCTCCATTGACCCCGGAAGTACCTGATGAGCCTGAAGCACCCGTTGCTCCATTAACTCCTGATGTTCCTGACGAGCCAGACGAACCTGACGCTCCTGTCGCTCCATTGATCCCTGAAGTACCTGATGAACCCGATGCTCCTGTAGCTCCATTGACACCAGAAGTACCCGAGGTACCGGATGAACCCGAAGAACCTGACGCTCCTGTTGCTCCGTTAACGCCCGATGTACCACTTGTTCCATCGTTTCCGTTGTAAGCTACCTGAGAAATATTTACCCTAAATGAAGCCGAGTCAGGTATTCCCGATCCCGTAGTAGCATTTAAAGAAATATCTGTAGAAGTTGCTTGCCAGTAGACTTCTACCTCGTCTCCATTGTTAAGCGCCTTGCCTAAAAATTCAAAAGAGATCAAAGTCAGTGAGGGAACACCCACTGATTTTCTGGGTGTAGCTGTAAAAGTGTGTGACGAGTTAGGATAATCAGATCCTTGGTACTTTAACCAGAAGGTAACATCCTCACCAGATCCAGAATTGTTTTCGATCAGACCGTTTACTACCAGAACATAAGTTCCAGCCTTTTCGAGAGTAATAGTACCACCTGACTGAGAAATCTGGTTAGCTAACTCTGTGTTGTTAAGAGTTACTTTTTGTGGAGTATTGATAACAGAAATTGGCTGATCCTGTGAAGAGAAAAAGGCTCCGTAATATCCAGTAGCACCTCCTGCTCCAGCAGGGCCTTGAGGACCGGTAGCACCAATAATATTTGTTTCAGTACCGTCGGACCTTTTAACATATATGTTATCGTCTGTCTTGGCATATAATGTGGTATAGCCAGCTCCTGGAGTAGCTGCCGTTGCCCCTTGTTGTATTTTTAAAGATCCGCTCATTTTTTACTGTCTTTATTAGATATGTCGGAAGCATCTTTCGCATTCCGATCTTTCATATTTCGTAGTTCGGTTTTTATTCTTAAAACAGTCCACACTACAGTAGATATACCTACCAGAATTTTTACTATCATTTCAATAGTGGTAAAGTTAATGACCAGGAATGCTCCGTAATTGGCCATTAAGGTTTTATCGGTTAAAATCGTCGCTATAGATTCTAAGGTAAGTTTCATATTTTAAGAAGGCATATTGTCATAGAAACTCCAATCTATCGTACCACCTTTGAGATAGATTCTCTTGTGCCATGGAATAGAATAGTCTGGAAGTATCGTTGTCATATCTCCAGAGGTAGGAGACGCAAGTTCTGGAACATCGTTTTGATATTCCATCATATAATTACGAAGCTGTGTCATAAACCAATCTCCTTCAGAAGAATATCTTTCTTGGAGGAACTGGACAGTAGTTAAATCTACAGGTGCTCCAGTCTCGTTGGTTTGGGTAATTACCCCTTGAGATGAGATCTTATAGTTTAACCTCGGTAACACATCTGCGGTCACATAGGAAATCAGGCCTGGCTGAATAAACTGGGTGAGCATAGCTAAGTAGTGCTCATTCCCAGAAGCAGAAATAGTACCAGCAGTAATAAGATCCGCTATTTTGTTGTAAAGATCTGTTCCCACCTGGGGTAAGACCTTAGCTTGCTGCATTTGATAAATCGAATTAGCAATAGGCTTAGAAAAGGTAGACGTTAAGATGTCCGACCTATCTACTAAATTACTCTCCGATATGAATAGGACTATGTTCATACTTGTGGTTGATTTGTTTCTTCAAGATCTCTGGTTGCAACCTCAGCATCCGTGGGATCTTGAATTTCTTCAGTGATACTTTCTTCCGAAACAACCATTGGGTCATATCCAATCAATTCTCTCATTTCGTCTTGGGTTAGTACTTTTTCCAAAATGCTTTCGTTGAATCTAAATGCTACTGGTGATGAATCCCTAAATTCAAGTTCTGTTCCGAATAGTTTATAGAAGATTTCGCTGAACATTAATTGGACTGGCTTAATGGTAGTGTTTAGGAATAGTTCGTATGCGTCCATTAGCTCTGCGCGTCCTCCGAGTTGACCAGCGGTCTTAACCCCGAAAAGCATTGGGGAAACTACCTGTTGGGAGGTTAAGATCATATCTCTGGTCATTTCAGCAAGTGCTAAATACCTTTCGTCGTTATCGTTGTTGGAGATAGGTTCTAACTTAACAGACTCCGAACCGTCAGGAGCAAATACTAAGAATATTTCACCAGCTCCACGAGATCCACCATATTGTCTTTTAATCTCTTTCCAGATGTAGTCCCTTTCTTCCTGTGATTCAGGTACTGGGCCCGACAAAATAACGGACATAGAAGGACTGAAAGAGTTTTGTGCATTGTTAACATGAAAGTTCTGTAGCGTGTAATCCAGCACGATCCAACCAACTCCCGAAATGTACTCGGGTTTAGGATAAATGTTGGTGCCTTGTGCATATCCTCTCCAAACAAACAACTGAGATCCAACTGGATTTTCTGGGTTGTAAGCTGGGAAGCTAACTGCTTTGTTGTAGGCTTTTCTTGTATCTCCCCAATCGTTAGAGTACCAATACTCTTCTACTTTACCGAATGCATTGGGTCTACCGTATCTAATTTTGGTAACATCTACGTGTTCTGCGTGTGCTATAGATTGTCCGTCCCTGGACCACACCACGTTAATGGCAAAGGTATTCATAAGGAAATAATCGCTAAGCATCTTAACAAGTTCATAGTCTAAGTTGCCTTTGAACATTGGGTAAGATTCTGGATTCTGTACTCCCTCTCCCATAGTGTAGGAAACCTTTCTTTCTAAAATAGCTGCATGAATTGGAGATCTATCCTTAAGCTCTATTAAGAAGTTCGGATAGAGATTGTCATTACCCCAATAAACCCATTCCTTTCCGTTGACTATATTTTCGGAATAAGAAGGTATTCTTAACTCTTCGCCGGCTATAGACCGGAACATGATATTTGGTTTATTATCCTTCATAGACTATGTATGTTGGTTGTATTGTTGGGACTGTAGTAGTAAAGTTAGTTGTTCCCTCTACTCTTGCTCTCCCTTGCCATATGATTGTATCTTGTAGATCAGCTAAAAGAAGCAAAGCATCAAACGTAAGCTCAGCTTCTAAAAGTAGAGGATCACACCCGGAATCTACATCTGAAGAAATGGTTACATCCGATGTTATCTCACAGTTTGGAAAAATAATATCGGGTAGTCCTTCTAAGACTGCAACCTTATAATCCGATGAAGGTAAAGTAGAAGGATTTACAGCAAATGTGTAGACTCCTCCTTTGACCGAAGCGTTTATTGTAAAGGAATATGCCTTATTTCCCTCTTCAATCCTATATAACACCATACTAAGTGGTGCCCCATTTGGGGTAAACTTATCCCCTAACCGTAGTCTAACCGTTTGGGATGAAAGGGTATTGTCCAGGATTATCATATACTACTAAATATAGAATTGGTCGAAAACGCTAAGTATAAAAAAAGGGGAAACCGAAGTCTCCCCTTTCTATATTTGAAAGCCTAATAATTAGGCGAGGGTAGAGTTAATTAGATCAGTCCATGAGCTGGAAGCTACAAAGGCTGCGTCTAATGTCTTTGGAGGAGTCTGTTGAATTCCTCTAAACTCAAGGGTGAATCCGTTAAGATCGCCGGCGGCTTGGCCAGACTGACCAGATCCTCCGTTGATATCCATACCGCCGCTTTCGCCGAGGTATACGTATTCTCCAGATTTCAACTTAGCAACAATTACTAAGTTATTTTCTCCCAAGGTTTGTGCGATGTAACGTAGTGATGCATCGTAGTTAGCAAACTGCATAGTCGCGATCATCTCGTAGAATAGAGATGAGTTTTGAATATTAGCTGTTGGCGTAAACGTGATCGAAGATGTCTCTTGCACTTGGGGGTATTGATAAAATACTCCCGTCGCTCCCGCCGTAATCGAATTGATTGCGAGAGTTTCTGCAGATCCAGTGGTGCCTACTGCTGTAACATTGTCGGAATTGGCGACGTAAAAAGTCTCGATTCCGCCAATGCCTTTACAAGCACCAACTGATCTACCGGTCGTTAATTGTGAACATACTGCCATGATATTTCAGTTTTTTTTAGTGCCTTTAGGCTTAGAAGTTAGTTACGAAGTACTGTGGGTAAACTACGGCTGTACCAAGTTTCGCACGGAAAATAAATCTAACGGCGTCTTCGGCGTCTGCGTAGAACAACTTAAACGTCGAGTAATCCGACACCAAGTCAGTTCCCCAAAACAGTAGTTGAGCAGGTCCAAGTACGACGGCATCGTTGCTGTTTACGGCGTAACCAGATTGAGTGCCTGAGTTAGCAAGACCATAAGTTCTAACAACTCTTACATTCGAGAATGGGTACATGAACGTTCCATCGATAGTTACAGAAGGATCGATCCAGTAGTTGTTTAGAGTCTTCAGTGCAGAAACCAAAGTTCTGTACATTGCTGGTGACAACCAAAGAACCAAGTCGTCTCTGTCAAGAACGTCTACGTTCAAAGCAGCAATCATAGAATCAAGAGTTGCTACGATGTTAGAAGCGTTGAAAGCAGTACCAGCGGTAGCACCTGAAGGAACTACGCGAGTTGCTTCGCCAGCCAAGGTCTTG